GCCCGGAGGACGCATCGGAACAGCTTCGGTGGTGGCTCGCTCATCCCGAGGAGCGCGCCGCCCTGGCGCGCAAGGCAAGAGAAGCGGTCGCCGACCGCACGTTCAAGAACCATGCAGTCCGCCTGTTGCGGCTGCTCGACCGAGGGAGTGGTCAAGATCGCTAGGATCCATGGGCGGAATGGTCGGGTCTACCTCGGTCTGGCCAGTTCTGCGGCAGTAGCAACCCCCTTGCCCTTCTTCGCGAAGTGGTCGATTAAGTTCGCCACCGATAAGGCGGAAGTGACGGCGCTTGGCGACGGCAACAAGATCTACGTCGCCGGGCTCCCGGACGCCTCCGGGGACTTCTCCGGCTTCTACGACGACTCGACGGTGCAGACCTACACCGCTGCGGTCGACGGGCAGCCCCGTAACTTCTACCTGTACCCGAACACGAACAACACCGCCCAGTATTGGTTCGGGACAGTGCTGCCGGACTTCTCGGTCGACGGTGACGTGGCCGGGTCGGTGAACGTGTCCGCCTCGTGGAACGCCGCGTCAGCGATCGCCAAGGTCGGCTAGTTGTCCACCCTCGAACTCAAGGTTGATGGCGCGAACAAGCTCCGGGCCATGGCAGATGCCCTCCGGAAGGCTGACAGGGAAGACCTCCGCAAGGGGTTGGACCGGGCCATCCGGAAGGCCGCGAAACCAACCGTGGAAGCGGTCAAGCAGTCCGCTGAGCGCATTGAGACAACCGGGATCCGCAAGCCGGGCGCGAGGCATCCTTTTGTGCACGCCGTACCGACGAAGGGCACCAGAAGGAAGATCGCCAATGCTGTGGCGGCGACTTTGTCGACGGCTGGCGAGGATCCGCGGGTGTCGTTCCGGGTCCGGTCCGCGAGGCTGCCGGAGACCCTGAAGAACATGCCGCGGAAGTTCGACAACGGCACACCGTGGCGGCATCCGGTGATGGGTAACACCGACGTGTGGGTGGGTCAGGTCAGTAAGCCGTGGTTCTTCGAACCGATCCGGCAGAAGCTGCCCACGTTCCGGGCTGAGATCGACAAGGAGCTGGACGTGGTGCGGGAGAAGCTGGAGGCGGCGTGAAGATTCGGATAAGGGTCACCGATGCGGACCGGGAACGGCTAGGCGTCGAGCAGGAGTGGGTTGAAGCTGACCCGTACTCGCTGTCCCTGAACGAAACCATCGTGCTTCAGAAGGGTGTCGAAGTCGAGGGCGTCATATGCTCCTACGACTCCGCGAATGCCTGGCGAAACGCCCTGTCGGCTGACGATTCCTTTGCGTGGAAGGTGCTGTTCTGGCTCGGCCTTCGCCGGGCTGGGATCAAGGCTCCGCTCGGGGAATTCGACGCCACCATCATCGGATGGGAGCAGGAGTCCGACCCTGTGGATCCGGGGGAACCGGGAAAAGATCCGTCTACCCCCGAGACGACCTCCTGATCGATCAGTACTTCCCGTTCCTCCTGCACTACTTCCCCGGTGTCCCATGGGACGGCTGGGGTGATCTGCCCTACGAGCGGGTCATGAGGTGCGTTCTCTTCATCGACGCGCGACTGGGCAACGGTGAGGAGGAGTAGTGGCGAAAGAACTCGTCCTTGACGTCGTCGCCCGGAAGAACAGCAAGGACCTTCAGCTTCTCGCCGAAGAGTTCCAGAAGCTGAGCATGGAGGCCGAGAAGTCCGGCAAGTCGCTGCAGAAAACCGCATCCTTCTCCAAGTTCCTTGAGGACCAGACGGCCAAGACCCGCGCGGAGCTGGCGAAGCTTCGGAGCGAGTTCCAGAAGACCGGCGACCTCAAGATAGCCGGCGACATCGGCGGTCTTGAGAAGAACCTGAAGTCGCTGGAGGCGCTGTCCAAGCGGTTCGCCACATCCGTGGAGACCGGGATCACCGACGGCGGGAAGTCCGGGTTACGCAAACTCATCGACAACGCGAAGAGCGAGACTAAGGCCTTCACCAAGGAATTCGAGGGCGGGTGGCTGAAGGCGTTGTTCACAACGCCGACGGGCCTCGCGGCGGTAGCCGGTGGTGCGGTGCTGCTGGGTAATGCAATCGGCGGCGCCGTCCTGACCGGTATTGGGCTGGCCGGCATCGGCAGTGGGATCGCGATCGCCTTGCACGACCCGAAGGTCAAGCCCGCACTCGAACAACTGAAGACCGATGTTGGTTCCGGGCTGAAGGGCGCCGCGGAGCCGTTCGTCGGCGAGCTGCAGCAAGGTCTGGGTATCCTGGACCGCGGGTTCGGCAAGTCTCTTCCGGGCATCAAGGACACCTTCGCCCAACTGGCGCCTGAGGTGACCACACTGACCCACGGCCTGAGCGGATTTCTAGGCCCCGTCGTTACCGGGCTGGAACACGCGGCGATCGCGGCAAAGCCGCTTGTCGACGAATTCTCCAATAACTTCCTTCCTGCGCTGGGCAAGAACCTCGGGTCGCTATTCGACACCATGGCCGCCAACTCCAAGGAAGCCGAAGGCGGACTGCGCGCACTCGAGGACACGATCAACGACACCGTGATTGTGACCAGGGACCTTATACCCGTACTTGCCAAGGTCGGCGATGTGCTGCAGGTGGGTACGACCGGCGGGCTTGAAGACTTCACGCTCAAGCTGATCTACGGACAGCAGGCGCTCGACGCATACCACTCCACGGCGCCGGGACTCGCGGTAGTTGCCGATGACCTCACCGCGTCCTTCAAGAAGGCGGCCCAGGTCACCGCTGACCTGAATTACCACCAGGACGACCTTCGCAGCACCAGTCAGGCCGTGGCCGACGCGGAAGCTCGGCTGACAGCGCAGTTCGACGACCAGGTCAACAAGCTTCTAGCTTTGGAGAACGCCGACGACGCGTATCAGAAGGGTCTAAACGACCTCAAGGACGCGTTGAGCCAGCACAGCCACACTCTCCAGGGAAACTCCGATGCGGCGATCCAAAACAGGCAGGCGATTCGGGACCTGATCGGTGAGGCCGAGCAGGCGCGGCAGGCGGCGATCGACCACGCCGGTGGCGTGAACGCCTCCTCGGATGCCATCAAAGCCGCCAACGACCAGTACGAGCAGAACATCCAAAAACTTGAGCAGATGGGCCAGAAGCTCGGCCTGACGAAGCAAGATCTCGACGCGATCATCGGCGAGTACAACATCGATATCAACGTGCGAACCCACGGAACCCAGGTAACCCACATCAACTCCGATGGTTCGATCAGCGTGGGGAACATCAAAGCCTTCGCCGCCGGCGGCCGGTACGAGAAGGGCGTCCCCCGGCTGGTCGGTGAGAACGGGCCCGAGATTGACATCCCCGACCACTCGGGGGTGATCGTGCCGAACCTTCCGCCGCCGGCGTCGTTCCCGACGAGATCGGCCGCAACCGGTGGGATGGTCATCAACCTGACCGTGAACGCGGGGGTTGCCAGCCCACGCGATGTCGCAGACCAGGTACTGGAGGCGCTGCAATACGCGGTGGTCGGCCGCGGCGGCAACGTGCAGATGGCCGTCACCGGCCGTGCCGCCTGATGTCCGGCACCACAAAGTACGGCCTGACCTACACCGTCGAAATGGCGCTGTCAGCCAGCACCGGCAGCTACGGCGTATGGGACACCGGGAAGTGGGACACCGCGACCTGGGGCCCCGACGTGGTCTGGGTCGACGTGTCGCAGTGGGTACGTAGCATCGACACGGGTCGCGCGTTCGACCGCCAAGCCAAGCAGTGGGGCAGCGGCAACGCGAGGGTGGTCCTGGACAACCGGGACGGCCGGTTCAGTCCAACGAACCTGTCCGGGCCGTACGTCACCGGTGGGGTGACGCAGATCCGGCCGTGGCGGCCGGCCCGGATCCGGTTCACGTGGGCCGGGGTGCTCTACGAGTGCTTCACCGGCTACGGCCTCGACTGGGCGGAAGGGTTCAGTCAGGCCCGCAACGGTCAGGGCGACGCGGTTGTCGTTGTGTCATGTGTCGACGAGCTCGACTCGCTGTCCCGGTTCGATCCCTTCGCCACCTCACCGGTGGGCGGTGGTGAGACCAGCGGTAAGCGGATCCACCGCGTTCTCAACAACGCCGGCCACACCGGGCTACGGGACATCGACAACGGCCAGATGACGATGCAGCCGACGACGCTGGCACAGAACACCGTCACCGAACTGAAGCTGACGGCGGACTCCGAGGGCGGCGCGATCTACGTCGGCAAAGACGGGTCGATCATCTTCGACAACATCTACGCCCTCATCGAGAACACCCGCAGCAACACCATTCAGGCCACGTTCGGGGACAACGGAACCGACCTGCCCTACAGCTCGGTGACACCGCAGTACAACGGTGACCTGCTGGTGAACATGGCCGCTTTCGCCCGCCAGAACGGCACGCAGGTACTGTCGGCCGACAACACCTCCCGCGCGTTGTACGCCGACAAGCAGGATTCCCGCACCGATCTGATGTGCGAGACCGACACCCAGGTCAAGACGGTCGCCGATATTTGGGTACAGAGGTTCAAGGATCCGGAGTACCGGTTCGTCAGCATGCAGATTCAGCCACGCCGTGACCCGACCCGCCTGTTCCCGCAGGCGCTCGGCCGCGAAGTGCGGGATCTGATCCGGGTGAAACGGCAGACGCCGGCGGGGTTCACGATCACCCAGGACGTGTTCATCACCGGCATCAGCCACGCGATGACTACGACGAACTTCGCAACAACTTTCGCGC